GGTCCGCTTTTTTTTTGCATGCTAGCAAATTCCGGGCATACGTCATAGAGCGCATTAAAACGCATTAAAAACGCATTAAAAAAGATTCTTAAGGTAAATATTAGAAAAAACGGCTTAACGGCCGTAAATAACGCGCTAGAGGCCTTAAAATTGATTCATCGACGATAAAAAATAGGCTTTTTTGGCCTAAAATCCGGGATTTAAGCGCTTTTTTTTGGTTTTTTGAATCATTACACGCTAAAAAATCAAATGTTGATTTTGCAAGGCATGGAACGCGGGCGGTAAAATTTTTTTACAAAATTTAGATTTAAAATTCTGATTTTTTACGCTTCAAAAAGTTAACACTCATTTTTAGCTGACTTTCAAAGCAAGGCAAAAACGCGCCCCAAAAATCTCGATTTTTTGTTTCAAATTTCGATTTTTTTTAAAAAGTTATAATTATGGCCTGAACTTTATATATACGATTGTATGACGGAAAACCTATACTAATTAGAAAAAAGTAAAAATATATTAAAAATGTATTGACATGTTCCCCCCCCCATGCCTAATTTGTGTGTATGATAACAGAAATTATAAACTTTACTATAGGTTATGTGGGAGTGTTTTTCCTATACCTATTGATATTAACTATAAGAGAGGAGTTTAGTGATGATATTTAAAAATCTTAGTGTAAAAGAATTACAAAATGTGTTATTAGGTACTAAGGGTAAAATCTTTAGTGCTACTTTTGTGAAAAAGAACGGCGAAGTTAGAGATATTAATTGTCGGTTAGGTGTTAAGTCTCATATTAAGGGTACTGGAAGTCCTAGCTTCGCCGAATCTTCTGATAATCCTTATCAGCTAGTATTTGATTTACAAAAAAATGGATATCGAGTTATTAATTTAGAAACCATAATTCAAATTAACTTTAATAAAAAAACGTACAAGAGAGGTGTATAATGAAAAAAGAATATACTAATAAAGAAATAAATGAAGCTATCTTACACTTAAAGAATAAAGGGTTAGCACATATAGAGTATGTATATTTTCATCGTGAGGCAATAGGCGTTGATACTGGCGAGAAAATATTATATGACCATGCGAGTTGTTGTCATGTTAGTGTTAAAGAAGTTATTAGTAGCGCATTGGAAAGTGGGTGGAAAAATGACTGATTATCTTAGACATCTACAACAACAATTAAGCAGCATAATATATGAACCGCATATTTTATGTACTTATTGTGGTAATGAAAGGCATGGAGATTCACCAACCATAAAAATTAAAGAATGTGATTTGTGTGAAGAGAGAGATTGGCAAAGTAGTTGTTGTACCGCCAAACCTTTTGGGAATAGTTTTATTGAAGAAGAAAAAAGTGGAATATGTTCTAAATGTTATGACGGAGCAAGTTTCGAAGACTTAAACAAGGAGGAATAATGAGTAAAATGTCGCAAATAGATGCTGAATACCAATCAGCAATGCAATTCAGAGAGTTAGGTAACAACGAAAGCGAGAGCGAGTTAGTTGCTAATAAAGAAATGCAAGGTGTTAGGGAGAGGTCAAACCAATATGATAAAGCAACGACCTGGGAAGAGTTAGATAAGTTTGATAATTCTTATGATGAAGATAGAAGTTCTGATGAGGATAAAGCTCCTACAATTCCCAATAGTCTAAGCTCTATTAAGGTATCAACATATTATTATGTTACTGATGACGGAAACTTGTGCTTAGATATTGAATCTATGGCCGCGGAGTATAATGAAAAAATGGAAAATGTCGAACAAGCATTTATTGAAATGAATAATAAAAACAAATATACCTATAATGATGAGGGTAGATTAATAAGGAGGAATAATGAAGGTTAAGGTTGTAGAAAAAGAATATACAAAAAAAGATGCTACTGAAACTCTTGAGCATCAATTTAACACAATGTCAAACATGTTTTTTAAAGCTGAGAATGAAGACTTTAAAAGAATGTTGTATTTGGCTTTTATTGCCGGGTGTTCAGCGATAACAATGAAAGATTACATTGAAAGTAAATATCCGGAAATGAAAGACGAGGTTACTCTTAAGAAAATACTGGATAGATTAGAGGAGGATATGTAATGGATATATACGATTTATTTAATTTAATTATTGGAGGGATAATATTTCTTTCAATATTTGGAACAGACGGAATACTATAAAGGAGGAAACATGTTTAGATGCAATAAATGCGGAAGCTATAATGCAAAAGAATGTTTCCCAAAATGTAAAGGAGAAAACAATGGCTAAAACTTTAGCAGAGGGTAGAAAACCAACAACAAGAACCTATTATCCTACAATTTCGCAAGGCAGAAAGAGGATAATGGATTCTAAGACACTCAAAGTGTTGCAGCACTTAGAAAAACATGGAGAGATTACAAGTTGGGATGCAATTCAGTTGTATCAAGCTACTAGATTGTCGGGTATTATTTGGTTCTTAAGAAAAGAGGGTCATAATATTACTACAAGCATATCAAGTGGTAAAAGTAAATATGCAACATATAAATTGGTTGCATAAATGGGTATATTTACATTAACTTTATCAAAAAACTATGGAAAAAATAAAATCTACCAAGATAGAATTAGTTTTAAATGATAAAGAGGAATGTAACTATATAATATATAGTTTGAGGAAACTACCTGAAATTACCAATAACGTTAATATGAACAAGCTTAATGCTTTAATTGGTAATTTAATGATAGTAAGAGAGAGTTTAGAAAAAACAAAATATTAATACCGCCGAGCGCATCTCTCTTAGTTTGTTATCATACCTCTTTATGTTCGGCGGTATACTTTAAAGGAGAAACAATGGAAAAGAAAAAAATAAAAAAAGTTGGAGTGCATATTGAAAAATCTTTATGGGATGAAGTAAATGTTATTGCTAAAAAGCAATTTAGAAGCGCATCAGCTTTAGTCAGAATGATAATAAGTAATTACGTTGAGGAAAATAAAAATGATTAATCCAATAACTAATAACTTAGAATCAAGTCAATCCCTGGAAAACCTTGCAAAGGCGCAAGTAAAATTACAAAAAGAAGTAGCAAACATATCTGAGGATACGCGAGGATATAACTATAATTATACCTCTTTAGATAAGTTGCTAGATTATGTAAGGCCTTTATTAACTAAGCATGGGTTTTCCTTTATACAAATGCCCGTAGGCAATGACTTTAGTGTGGGAGTTAAAACTCTCTATATGCACGAAAGCGGAGAATGGGTATCAAACACCATAAGCTCTCCAATTGCCGAACTTGGTGGAATGAATACTTATCAATCGGTAGGTAGCGCTATAACTTATTTTAGAAGATATAGCTTGTCATCTTTTGTAGGTATTGCAAGTGAAAAAGACGAAGATGCTAAAGGAGAGCAAGTAGAGGTTAGAAAAAAACCTAACTATGATATTTAAAAATGGATGTAGCTTACCTATAAAAGTAAGCTACAAAGAAAGGAGTGAACAATGAAGTTCAAGGTATTAGAATCTAATGATTATACTTACGACTCAAAAGATAAAAATGTTTATACGAGTTGGAAGTTGCACAAAATAAAAAATAGAATAATAAATAATCCTAATAGAATAACGTTTGACCCAGTTGAAAGTTATTTTCAAGAGTTATATCATTCATGGGATAAAGATAAAAAAGATGCAGTAATCTTTGCTTCCTTTATGACATGCATGGCAACAATGCTTTTCGTGGTCTTGTTGTTGTTAATAACGGGAGGCATTTAATGTTACAGCAGCTAGAAGTAGACTATGGGAACTCTAAAGATTTTTGGAATAAGCCTGAAAAAGAAAGGTATGAATATTTTAAAAATTGTACCATTCAATACTTATCAGTTTTAAAACTATTAGAAACCCAAGAAGAAATAAAAGAAGAGGCACAAAGTCTTGTTTTAAAATTTGCAAATACAATGTTTTTCTTAATATATATAATGACAACAGACGAAGAGCAAGGTAATGCAATAGAGGTTAAGTGGTTAAATAGGATTAAAGAAGAAGTAGAGAATCCTATTTTTACAACAATGGATAAAGGAGGAGAGGCATAAATGCAAGGTGGTTGGATAAAGTTGCATCGAGATATAAAGCATCATTGGGTGTTTCAAAGAGGAGATTATTTGAAAGCGTGGTTATTTCTAATACTTAGAGCAAACCATAAAAATAATAAAACCTTATTCTCTGATATTCTTCCCGAGATTGTAGAAATAAAAAGAGGCGAGGTGGTTACTAGTCTTAATATGTTAGGAAAGGAGCTAGGTTGGTCGGCTTCTAAAGTGCGAAGATTTTTAAAAAAGTTGCAAAAAGATAACATGATTGTGATGAAAAACGAAAAAAGGTGGACACACCTAAGTATCAGTAACTACGACACTTACCAGGATGTGCGACACACCGATGACACACCGATGACACACGGGCGACACGCGGGCGAAAACAATAGAAGAATGAATAAGAATGAAAAGAATGAAAAGAAATCTTTATCACAAAAAGAGCAATTAAATCAAATAAAAGAAAACATAACGGAATTAAAAAAGAAGTTTCCTAATGTTAATATTCAATTTGAATTTGATAAGATGTCTGATTGGCTTTTGTCTAGCGGTAAAAGATATAAAAACTATAACGCGTTCTTTAATAACTGGTTGCGCAAGGCACAAGAAAATATTGCAGCTGGAAGCGAAGAAGTATCTAGTTATGTTTATAAATGCAACACATGTAATAAAGAGGGAACGAGAAGTGAGTATAGAGACTTATATATTACTTGTTGTAATGAACAAATGGTAGCTTATAAGGAGGGATAAATGGGAGTTAATAAAGATAATATAGATTGGAGTCCTAAATATAAAACAATGTGGGTGTATGAGATTATGAGTATACATGGACAAAGGGTTCAGTTTTATTTTAGTACGACTCAAAAGTTAAATAAATTTAGGAATCTTACTAGAGAGCATAGTTCTAAATTTATAATGCCTGATAAATCAAACGAATTGTTTGGTATAAGGGAGCATACTTATAGTCAAAGGGTTGATGTGAATAATCCTTATGCTAAAACTCCAACAGATATAGATTATTACGGATGTAAAGAAGATATAAGTTTTCATAAAACAGAGAAATATTGGAAAAAAGCTAAAGAAAACGTTGAAAGAAAAAGAAGGGCTGGAGAAATTGCGCCTGAAGGTGTTAATGTTACGGATTGGGTTAAAATGACTAAGTCGCAAAAAAAGAAATGCACGGAGCAACATTATGGAGTATAAGGATAAAATAATTAAAGAGTTGAAAAAAATGATTAACACCTTGCAAAAGGAGTATGAAGAGTTGGCTAATAAATCAGAAAAGTCGATTCACTTCTTTGATAAGCTATCTAATAAAACAATGCAAGAGGTAGAAGAAGAAAACGAAAAACTAAAAGACAAGAATCAATTTCTGAAAAATGAAATAGACCAATTAAATCATACAAGAAGAATGGATTTAGAGTTCTTGGGTATTTTAGTTTGGGGTTATGGTATTGAAAAAAATAAATATAATTCAATGGATAAAAGAATCTATGCGAAAAACACATATAAAAATCATACTTATGATTGGGATATGTTAATGAATTATTTAGCTGACGATGATACGCACGAAGTGTTTGATAGAGTAGAGTCTATTAATAGAGAAAACAATGAAAAAAAAGAAGAGCAAAAAAAAGAGTTCCGATTATACAAAACACAAGAAAAGGAAAAGGTAGTTAAAAAAGAAGAAGTAGTTTTGTTTTTAACTTCTGATATAATAAAAAAAACTAAGAAAGGAGAGTTAAATGCCGATAAATTCAAGAGATAAAGGCAATAGAGCAGAAAGAGAAGTTGCAAAACTTATTAATACTTACTTAGGAACTAATTGTAGAAGAACGCCGCTAAGTGGAGGATTGTCTATCAAAGGAGATATTATTGATATTGACCCTGATTCAATTGCTTTTCAATATCACTTTGAAATAAAGAATACCAAAAAGTTGTCTATTCCTATATGGTGGAGACAAATTTATAGCGATTGTGGTAAAAAAATTCCAGTGAATATATTTAAAATGAATGCTAAGTTCTATTCAACGTTAGAGTTAAGAGATTGGCTTAGCGATTTAGCGGAAAAGCAAGAAATGCAAAAAGAAATAGAAACTTTAAAAACTAATACTAAAGGTTTGGAAGATAGAATTTCAGAGCTAGAAAAGGAGTTATATGGTTGAATACGAAAATCAAATAATAGTTTGCCCTACATGTAATAGTTCAAGACTTAATAAAAAAGGATTTCGCAAAAATAAATATAAAGACGTTCAACGTTATATTTGTGCTGATTGTGGAGGACAAACAAGTAATCCTTTAATGTTAGACAAAGATGTTATAATTGAAAATGTACAATTGAGCAAAAGAGCGCAACGATTCCAAGATAAAAATAGAATAGCAAATAAGTCTTTTAGAGAGCATGCAAGGCTAGACAACGCTTTACAAGAATACAATAAACATTTAATCAGCGTCTTGCAAAACAGAGCTTTACCAAAGTTTCAAAAAATAAAAGAAAAAGGCAGTAAGGCAGTTGGGCTTATTCAAATATCCGATACACATTTTAACGAACTAGTTGACTTGCCAAACAATAAATATGATTTTGATATAGCTAGCAAAAGGCTAAGAACTTTTATTAGAAAGGCAAAGATATACTTTAAAGCGGTTGGTGTAAAAAAGGTTTTGATTGGTATGACTGGAGACTTAATGAACTCTGATAGAAGATTAGATGAGTTGTTGTCTCAGGCTACTAATAGAGCAAACGCTACTTTTATATCAGTAGAAATTTTAAAACAATTAATAGAGGATGTAAGGCACGACTTCAATGTCAGTATTGCTTGTATTACCGGTAATGAAAGTAGAGCGGGCCAAGAAGTAGGGTTTGGAGATATGGTTGCTTCTGATAGTTATGACTTTACTATATTTCATATTTTAAGGTACATATTTGCAGAAACAGATATAGACTTTATAACCTCTAAAGATGCTTCAGAAGTAGTTGTAGAGTTGGCCGGAATGAATGTTTTATTGCTACATGGACATGGAAGTATTAAGGCAAAGCATGAAACGTCAATAACTCAAATTAAAGGTAGATACTCTAGTAGAGGTGTAAAGTTGGATTACGTAATATCTGGACACATACACTCAGCTAAAATAGGAGACACTTTTGGAAGAAGCTCTTCTTTAGTGGGAGCAAACGCTTATTCAGAGAAGGCTTTAAACTTAGAAGGTAGAGCAAGTCAAAACATTTATGTGTTCTATGAAAATGAAACCATAGATGGAATAAAGATTGACTTGCAAAACTATGATGAAGTTGGTTATGAGATTGATAAAGAGCTGGAAGCGTATAACGCTAAATCAGAAGACAAGCTAAAACACGGAAAAGTTGTATTAAAGATTATAAGTGTTTGAGTCTTGTAAGTTTAAAAAAGGTACTTGTGCTTTTAGCGGTACATATAGCGGCGTAAAGTATTGTGGCGTTGCAAGAGGAACGAACAAAATAGACTATATGTCGCAATGTCCTTTGCCGGAAATTAAAAAAACCAGCAAGATAAAAGCGAAAAAAGAAGGCTTATAATAATTGGGTGGGAGTAATATATATTAAAAGAAAGGAAAATGTTTATTTATAAATTTTTTTCTTGATTTTGTAAATATGGATTGGCTACATTATTCCCCCCCATACATTAAAAAAGGAGAAAACAATGGTAAAAAAAGAGTTTAAACCAGAAAAAAATAGAGGGTGGTTGTTTAGAAACGACTACAAAAATCACGATAATCCTGAAGATAAAAGTCCTGATTATAAAGGTACTTTTAATTTTGATGGAGAGGTTAAAAAGATTAGTCTTTGGAAGTCTACTACTAAAAAGGGAGACCCAATGCTAAAACTTAGTATTTATGAACCTCAAGGTGGTGCAAAACCTACCAATGTTGCATTATCAGATGACGACTTGCCATTTTAGATGGCAAGCTCTCATCCGTCTTATGACAATAATCAAATAAAAGGAGCTACCTTTGAAGAAAGGTTGACAAACATGAGGTTTGTAGACCCTTGGAGCGAAGAGGGAATACAAGAAAGGGAAGATTTTGCAAAGCAACACGGTAGGGCTTGGTGGATTTTCCAGGGAGTTACATTTCGACACAATAGAAAAGAGGTTACGTGGATAGAACAATACTATATACCTATAGAGAAAGAGGATGAAGATGAATAGTAATACAAAGATAATGATGTTATTGCAAGGCAAGATAAATGAAGGACAGGTAAAGTATGACCAAGATGTTCCTATTGATGGCAGCAGGGATAACCTTAAAGAGGCTTTAGATGAGACCTTAGACTTATGTATTTATCTAGCGGCAACGGTATTAGAGTTACATGAAAAATATAAGAAATTTGAAGCTATAGATAATCCAGCTGACAAATTACCCTTTTAATATATTTTAATTGATTTTAAGGCTATTTTCGTGCGTTTTAAGCTACTTCTTGTGTAATAGTAAAGCTAGTTGAATATATTCCGTATGCAGTTTGTTCAAAAGATAAACTATCTTCTTCAAGTCTTACGTTATAATAAGTAGTTCCGCCATCAGGGCTAAACTCAAAAGCAGTCTTTCTGCCTTTCACTACATTTATCAAGGCTTCTAACTTTCCTCTATCGGCTTCAATGAGGTTTGTGTAGTTTAATTCCCACTCTAATTGTTTACCAAATCGCTCATTAGTATAAACCTTTCCACCATAAGCTTGTGATACTGAAATTCCTTTATAATTAGTGCTGTGTCCAACATTCATATCAGGATTTCTTGAAGGCGTATAATTTGTATAGTTTCCGCTATATCTAAATCTTACTTCTGTTATTAAAGCCATATTTTACTCCTAATATATTTCATGAGCAGAGACACTCATTTTTCCAATTGTTCTTGATGTAGAAGTTACTACAAAATATAATCTCTCCCAAGCCGAGTTAGCCGAAAAACCTTTGTTAGGTAAGCCAAGCGGGTTTTGTGTTGTGTTTGTACCGTCAAACTGTATAATATCTCCTACCTCTAAAGAATAAAAAGACGGATTTAACAATTCAAAAGACACTTTAAGCCTAGGACTGCTTGAAAGGTTACCATAGTGATGATAATAAAAATCGCTTAAATCTCCCTTAACATCTATTTCGTTTTTTACTTCCTTAACATTTTCAGCACCTATATCATATTTTACTCTATTTGCGGAGTTGTCAAATTCTTTTAACTCTAAATATTTGTTTGTATTAGAAGGGTCTTTATGATATAATATTTTAAATTTTGTAGATATTTCATTTAAAGGTAAATGTGATAATTGAAGATTTGTAAAATCGTTGTCTTGCAATTTGCTATGAGGGAATTTTACCTTATATATTACAGTGTTTTCTGAATAAGCAAATGAAGTTTGACAATTGGAAGGCAATAAAAGTCTTTCGCAGTTAGCAAACGAAATGTCTGCGCCTGGCGTTGCGACA